GAATTACAACAGGTTTAGATTATATCTTAGATAGAAATAATACAATAGGTTTTAACATAGGTATAGGAACAAACGACACACCAGTCGCAAAACTTACCGTAAATGGCGATGTAATTTTAAACGGAACGACAAAGATTGGTACGGAAGATGTTTCATTACAAGGTTCCACGCTAATAAACGGAACTTTGAATATGAATAACAACCGCATAACAAACGCGGTTTTAAATCCAAGCGTCCAAGAAGCGGCAAACTCGGCAACTTTTACAATAAACGCAGACCAGCAAAGCGACGGCGTTTTAACCGCTATGAGCGCAGCCACTACAATAGCAGCGCCGACAGGAACGCCCGTACAATCTCAAAGTTTAGTATTCAGATTTACAGACGACGGCACGGCTCGGGCAATTACTTGGAACGCTATTTTTAGAGCGATAGGGGTAACACTACCAACAACAACAACGGCAAATAAGATTTTGTATGTTGGTTGTAAATATAACAGTACAAACACTAAGTGGGACGTAGTAAGCGTACAGGAAGAAGCGTAAAAATTAAAAATTAATAGACATGATAAAAAACAAAGAATATTATCAAATTGACGGCGAGATAGTGGCCGACTTTGGAACAACGGTAACAAACCCAATTATTAAAATTGCGGTTTCTAGTATTGGCGTAGAAAGCTCAGGGCTTTTAAATTGCGAGTATAATATTTATTCAAGCGCCGAGGCTTACACGAGTGGAAAATACTTTTTTAAGGCTGAAAAGGACGAAAAAAGACTAATTAATTTTACTTACGAAGTGGCGGGGGTTCCTGACTGGGGAATTAAAACCTACAAAGACGACCAGTGCAAAATAATTGCGGACACTTTCGGGCTTGAATTGGACAAAGTTACTTTAGTAAACGAGGAGGCAGAATAATGGTAATAATAAGCAAAATAGAACTTGAGGCCCCCGACTCGTTAAAATATACCGATGTTGGATATACTACAGACGAGGCAGTAAAAAACGAAATTAACGAGGGTTTCGACGCTACCTTAGGCAAGTTTTTGGGCGAGAATAGAACAAAATTAAACCTGGGCGAAGTTAGCGTATCAACTTTTTTTGAAACTACTGACTTTGTAAACGAGGCAAGAACGGAGGTTGAAACCGTGGACGGCTTAGGGCTTAGCAAAATAAACAACGTAAACGAGCTTTAAAAAATGGCGGCACCCACCAAAGGAAACACAACCAACGCAAACCCGACACCTGGGGCCAACTTTTACCAGTTTAGCCACAACCAAAACACGGGAAACAACCGCCTTTTAGTGGTTATGTTTACAATGAGCAACTCAAGGACATACAGCGGCGCGACATATAACGGCTCGGCCATGACTCAGCTATATCAAATTAATAGAAGCGGGCTTTCTCAGCGTATGGCTTTTTTTTATATGGTAGATCCACCCACGGGCAGCAACACGCTCAGGGTAAATTTTAGCGGGAGCCAGTGGAACCCTATTTCTGTTCACGCCCGCAGCTTTACAGACTCGGGAGGCGTAGGGAATAGCGCAAGGACTGGGGGGCAGACAACACCAAACACGCAAAATTTAACCGTTTCTCAGGATTCTTTAATACTTGCCACGGCTTGCAGTATTAACGCGATAAGCACAATTCAAATACCACAGGGGACAAACAGGACGTTTACAACACACAACACCAACCGCCAAGTAGGAACGGGAGCAATAACCGCAGACGCGGGCCACAGTGCGGGGACTATAAGCGTGCGGACAACCTCAACGAGTGGGAGTGTAACCAACGACAGAACAGAAATTTTTGGGCTGGCAAGCTCAGGGGGCGAAAGCGACTTTTTTTTAATAATGTAAAAAGAAAATGGAAAAACTAATTTTACTCGATGCGGGACACGGCGGCATAATTAACGGGCAGTATGTAACGGCACCAAAAAAAATGGTTGTTTTTCCTGACGGTTTCACAATTTATGAAGGCGTTTGGAATAGGCTTGTAGTTGACGGAATAAAAGAGGCTTTAACAAGTGCGGGGGTAAAATTTGACGACATAGTAAACAGTCAAAAAGATATACCGTTAAAAAATAGAGTAGACAGGGCCAACAGACTGGCAGCGGAAGCGGGGCCAAAAAACGCCCTGTTTGTTTCCGTCCACGCAAACGCGGGGGGCGGTAACGGTTACGAGGTTTACACAAGCAAGGGCGAAAGCGCGAGCGACAAGGCGGCCACTAATTACATGGACTTTATGGCTGAGGCTTTCCCAAGCCATAGGGGGCGAAAGGACACCACAGACGGGGACAGCGACAAAGAAGCGAATTTTTATGTTTTAAAATATACTATTTGCCCCGCGATTTTAACAGAAAGTTTTTTTATGGATAATTACGAGGAGGCAAAAGAAATGACCACGGCCGAGGCAATTAAAAAAGTAGTGCAAGCGCATTTAAGAACAATTTACGCTTTTTGTCATGCTTGAGGAAGTAACGCCGCTTACTTTTGTAACGGCCTGGGACTTCCTACTAATCATTTTAGCGGCAACGGTGAGGCTCTTTATTGTTTTAAGGTATAAGGCCGTTAAAATGTATAAAAAAAGGCAAAGTTTTGACATTAAAAAGTATTTCGACCAAAAACACACAATAAGGTGGCTAGGGCATTATTTTACGGCCTTGGTTTTATTGCTCGTTTTACCCGAAATATTTTTATTAATTTTAGGCCCTAAATATTGCCCCGAGTTTATAAAGTGGTCTTTTGCTTATGATTTTATACTAGGTTTTTTGGGTTACGATTTTATAAAATGCTTGGAAAGCCTTATTTTACCAATAATTAAGAAATACTATAATTACAAAAAATGATAAAATTCACAAAATTTACGGATAGTTTAACAAAAATAATTCCCAGCTTTTTACAAGACCATGACAAAAAATTAAGTTCAAAAAGAATTTTTAAGCTTGGCGGCGGGGGCTCTTTAATATATACAGGAATTGAGTTTTTAAACCAGGCAGCGGACGAGCAAAACACAATTGCGCTTTATAGTGGAATCGGTTGTATCTTAGTCGGAACTTTGTTAGCCGTAGGACTAAGCGAGAAAATAAAGCAAGTGCAAGTAATTGATAAAGACAATTTGAAAGGCTGAGCCTTTCACTTTTTTAGGGGGAAAAAAAGGGGCTATTTTAGCCCCTTTTGTGTTTTGTCTTCATTACCACAATCGCAAAGGCAATAAAAACAAGTAAAATTTTTAAAATAATTTGTTCCATTTAAAACATTGGATTTTTTAAGCCTTGGGAGCGGTAAAAGTGGAAATTAAAATAAGCCTGGGCCACCTCGTCCAAAATAAGGCCGTAATTTTGCAATTTATCATTTATGTATATTGGATCACTTTCAATGGCTTGCGAGTAAGTATAATTTTTGTAAGTTCCTGTTTTAATTTTGTCATTTAGTTTTTTTGGGGGGTTCATGTTTTTGCGTTTAATATTTGTTTTATATGTTGTTTTGTGTTTTGCGTAAAGCATCCATAATTTAGTAACCATTTACAATATGTCCGCTGAGAGGTTACGGCCTTTCCTTTATGCTTTCCAAAGCTAAAAACGGGCGTTCCTTTGTCGTTTTCTACAATGCACCCCAATATATCAATTTTTTTGCTTTTGCGGGACATTTCGGCCAAGTTTTTAACCGTCGGCCCCTCTAAATTATGGGCGTTTATTTCGCCTTTGTGTTCCTCAATTATAGCCTCTAAAACCTCAATAGTGGCCTTTGCGTCGGCGTCGGCTTTGTGGGCCTTTAATTGCTTGCCGCAATAGTCGGCGTATGCTTGCGAAAGCGTGCGAGGGTTAAATTTACAATAAAGGTTGAATACGTCTATAAATTCCACGTCATTAAGTGCGTCGTATATTTCGGCACGCTCAAAAGCTGTTTGCAAAAATGGGACATCGAAGCGGTTTGAATTATAGCCCACAACGTCGCAGCCTTTTATGAATTTGGCTATTCCTGGGGCCATTTCTTGAAAGGTTTTAGCGTCTTTTACGTCGTCGTCTGTTATTCCGTGAATGGCCACAGCATCAGGGGGAATTTTAAAGCCTGGGTTTACGTAGCGGACAACCTCGAGGGGCTTTTTATTCGTGCCAGGGTATTTTTTAATAATGGCTATTTGAATAATTTTATCTTTTTGGAAGTCTAGGCCCGTGGTTTCGAGATCAAAGACAATAAGGGGGCGTTTTAGTTTTATCATTTTAAAGAAATTCTAGTTAACCAATCTTTTAAATACTGAGTATTAAAATTTAAAGAGCCTTTAAACTTGTCGTAAACAATGTTTAGGGCCTTTGTATAGCCTTTATTGTGGGCCTTTATATTTTCGTCGTTTACCTGACGTAAAATTTTATTTACGTAGTCGTTAGTTATTCCCGCGTCCTGTAGGTTTAAAATTAACTCAAGGGCTGTTTTTTCGTTTTTCATAGTTAAAAAGTGTTAATTATATAGTTTAATTTTTGTATAGTTTCTTTATTTAGTTGTAAGAAGTCAGCCAGGCCCAAAATTTTGCGGGCGTCAGCTTTGGCAACTCGGCGAAGCTTTGGCACGCTGTAAGTTTTTTCGTCAATTTCTACGCTGGCCACTGAGTCATGTAATAATATTTTTTCATCTATTACGCTCAAAATTTGTATTGCTTTCATAAGCTGCCTTTTGTTTCGTCAATTAATAAGTTTATTTCGTATAAAAGTTCCTCGTTCCCTTGGGCCATATCTAAACAGATAAAGCGCACGGGAAACATTTCCCAACGGCTTACTTTTTGGCCCTCTTTTAAAAGCTTTATTAAACGCTTGGCCTTTGCGTTTCTATTTTCCCAGCTTGCGGGCTTAAATTGTGTTTTCATTTTGCTAATATACAACGGGGGAGGACTAAAACAAAACTTTTTGTATTAACAATTTTGTGTTGAAAAGTTTGTATAAAATATTTTGTATTTTGCCCGTAAGTTGTCTTAAATTAGCGGAATGGAAAACACCGAAATAAACGAACTTTTTGACGAGCTAAAAAGTAACTACGTGCGTTTTGAATTAATCAAATTTGAAACTATGCGCCGTTTAGTTGTGGCATTAGACGACAAAGAAATATTAAAAAGCTTTACAGATACCTATATGAGTAAAAAGCCAATTAATTATTTACAAATAAAAACTTTAAAAAAAATAATTGAGCAATGAAAAAAATAAAGCTAAATTTATTTATGTGGTTTTTAGTTTTTATGTCTTTCGTTATCTCAGGTTTACACTATTTAGAAAAATTATACTTATACATAAAAAAATGGAGGAACAAAAAATAAGCTTTAACAATAATAATTTTACTTTGTGGCAAGTAAACACAAAGCCGCTATTTATTAAAGGACAGTTAAAAGGCTTTAAAATTAAAAACACCTTTATAAAGGAAATTACAAACGAGATTGAAAACTTTAACTATTTAAGTTTAGACCTCACTTTAAAAGGAAAAGGCACTTTTACCGAGTTTATAGAAACCAAGGCCCAAAGGGAAAAACGAGAACAAACAAAAACACTTTAAAAATGAACAAAATAGAATTTATTAAACGAGTTGAGGCAGCAAGGGCGGGACTTCCAAAAAGTATTTTACCCCTTTTTATTGTTAAATACCCAAGTTTTAACACCTACAAAAGTAAAAGCCGCGTTACTAATGTAATACATGGCCGACTTATGGACGAGGAAATTTTAACCAAGCTTGAAGAACTCGTGAAAATTTTACAACCAAATTAATAACCCCTAAATTTTAGATTATGCAAAGAGGAGCGAAAGCAAACCAGGAAAGCGCCGTTAAATATTGGAACTTTTCAAAAGGACAGTTTACCCGACGAGTAAGCGAAAACCACAAAGGCGCAACGCCGCGAGTTTTGGAGCAAGGGCCCAACACTGGAAAAACTATTTACGAGATTTTTATGGATCAGGTAACGGGCCAAATAACAGAAATAAAAGTAAGAGAGGGCGACTACGGTAAAAGCTTTCAGATACTTATTGACGTAACCGAGGACGAACAAAGCCCCGAATTTTACGCCGTAGATTTTCGATTTAACAGCACAGGCAAAAGCTTACTAAAAAAGCTGCCAAATATCGACCTTACTAAGGACGTGGCCCTCGTGGGTTATGCAATCGACGGGACGAACAGCAAAGGCGAGGCGGTAACTAATTACTACGCCGTACCATACCAGGGCGAAATCTCAAAAGCTGGCAAGGTTTTACCCGCTTACACAATGGAGGAGCCCAACGGCTACCCCGAAATGAAGAAAATAAAAGTGAAAGGTAAAAACACCTGGGACGACACCGACCAACTGGAATTTTTGGAAAACCTTATAAACTCGATTAAGTGGGAGGGGCAGCAAGAACAGGCAACGCCTGAGGCTGTAGAAACGCCCGAAATTGAGGACGAGGAAACCGAGGAAGTACCTTTTTAATTACACACACACGGGGGGCACCCGCCCCCCATTTATACCCCCTAAAACATGACAAAATTAATTATTCGCTGTAGCAGCCTATATAAGATTATGGGCCGACCTAAGACAAAAAGCAAAGCCCAAATTTACGCCGACACCTTGGCAAAGCTTGAGGAGGAGGGCGCAAAATATGAGGCCATAGCCAACAAAACAACAAAAACGGCTATTAACAAACTTGAAAAGCTCGGGCAGCTTACGGCTCAGGCCAACGAATTGGAGCCTTTTAAGGACGCCTGGGAGCTTTCCACAACCGCAAAAACTTACATTAAGGAGCTGGCAAAAGAAACCTTTTACGGCTATACAAAAAGGATTGAAAATAAATACCTTGAAAAGGGTATTGTAAACGAGGACGAAGCAATAAAAGCGCTCGCCTCAGTACACCAAGCCCCCTATGTAAAAAACGAGGAGCGCAAAAACTTAACTTGGTTAACAGGGGAGGCGGATATTGTGGACAAAAAAGCGGGCTTTATTATTGACATAAAAAACGCCTGGGACATTTCAACTTTTCCCGCATTTAAAGAGGACGTAAACAAAAAAGTAAAAGAAGCGGGCTACGACTGGCAGCAAAAAGGATACTTAATTTTGTGGAAGTTAAAAAAAGCCTTTGTGTGCTACGTGATCACAGACACGCCCGCCGAGCTTGTCCCTGACTTTGAAGACTTGGACTTGCACCGAATGGAGGACAAACACAACGCCAACAAGCGAATAAGCATGAGCGACGAAATAACGTTAAGCACTGAGGACGTAAAGGATATTAAAAGCGCTTACAAGGCGTCTAATGAGTATTTTAATGAGTGTTTAACTGAGTTAAAAAGTAAGTAATGGAATTCGATAAACCCAAATACTTAAAACTTGTCGATTTTATAAGGGCCAACAAAGGGCGAGTTTTCGCCCTTTACACGCCCGAGCCTGGCACAATAGTACACCCAATTGGAATGGAAAAACAGGAATTAAAAAAAATTCCTGGGCTAAAAAATAAAGAGGCTTTAATATTTCACTGTAAACATTACATTAATAATTACAGCCTTTACCTCGATGAACCAGTTTTAGAATTTTCAGACGACTACACGCAACTAAAAATAAAAAACTCATGGAATCAAATAATTACTTTTACGAAATCTACTTTATAATAAAGCCACTATTCAAAAGGGCCGAAACGGGGCGCGTAATAATTAATAAAAATAGAATAATAAAAAGCCCCGAGGCTCAGGAAATTATTAAAGAAATGGTTTCAAGTAAAGCCAAATTAACAGCTTTAATTTACCGCGAGAAAAACGAAATATGAAACTTAGACACTACCAAAGCGAAAGCCTTAATTTAATTCGTAAGGCTTTTACTCAGGGCCTCAAGTCTTTAATTCTTTGCGTTCCAACGGGAGGGGGTAAAACGGTTATTTTTACAACCTTAACGAGCCTTTCAATTGCTAAGGGTAAAAAAGTAATGATTATCTGCGATCGTAAAGAATTAATTGGACAGGCTGAATATAATTTAAACCGCCTCGGGCTTTACCCCACAATTATAGCCCCAGGGTATAAGCAAATTAAAAATAATTGCTACCTCGCAAGCGTGGACACCTTAACAAGGCGCGAGCTGCCCGCCGTGGACTTAATAATAATTGACGAGGCCCACAAACAAACATTTGATAAAATTATTTTAAAATATAGGGACAGCCCGCACAATCCGTTTATTATAGGAGCAACCGCCACGCCATTAAGGACAGGAAAACAAAGAAGCTTACACGAGGTTTACAATAAAATAATTGAGCCCGTAACAATTGACGACTTATTAAAACAAAGTTATTTAGTCCCGTGTATTACATACGCGGCAAAAGAAGACTTTTCAAACGTAAAAATAACAGGGAACGATTATAATAACGCCGCACTATACGAGCAGTTTAATAAATCGAGGCTTTACGCGGGAGTGATTGACAAGTATAAAACCCACGCCGAGGGCAAAAAAACCCTTGTTTTTAACGTAAATATTGAACACTCCAAAAAAATGGTTTCTGAGTTTTTGGCCGCTGGCTATAGCGCCAAGCATTTGGACGGGGCAACCCCAAAAAAGGAACGGGGCCAAATACTCGAGGACTTTAAAAACGGAAAGTTTTTAATTTTATCTAATTGCTCAGTACTTACAACGGGCTACGACGAGCCAAGCATTGAGGCTGTAATAATTAACAGGGCGACAAAAAGCCTACCCCTTTACTTGCAAATGACAGGGCGAGGCTCAAGAATACACGAGAACAAAAGCAATTTTATTGTTTTAGATATGGGCTCTAATGTTTACGAGTTTGGACTATGGGAGGAGCCCAGGACGTGGCAAATAGTAAAGGAGCGCAGGAAAACCAACGGCGTGGCCCCCGTAAAGCTTTGCCCCGTTTGTGAGGCGATGAATCACGCCAGCGCACGAATTTGCTTTGAGTGTAAAGAGCCCTTTAAAATAAAAGCGAAAGCACTTTTACAAGGCGACTTTATAGAGGTTAAAAAAGGCCTTAGGAATAGCGAGCGAGGAGCTGGAAAGGTCTTTAACCCCAACACAGCAACAAAGGAACAACTAAAAATTTACGCCCTAAAAAAGGGTTATAAGCCCGCCTGGGTTTACGTTCAATTGAAAAATAGGACAAAAGCAATACATTAAAATTTTTATTACATTTATAACCCCCCGCAACTCAGCGGAAACAAAAATTAATTTATGAATATTTCATTTTTCCCTAAGATTTTCGCACGGCAACCCGAGCGAGAAACCACTATAATTGAGTTTTTAAACAGTGTTAAGCATGGCACTTTTAAACACTTAATAGAGCCTATAAACAACGAACCCAACAAAAAGAAGCGGAAGACCTTAAAAGAAAACACACTTCCTTACGTGACAATTTCGGGGCTATATCCTGAGATAAGAAACAAGGAGGGACTAAAAAAACATAGCGGTTTTATTTGCTTAGACATTGACGACAGCGCCGACCTTGGCAAGGACTGGGAAAACGTAACCCAGGACAAACACACTTACGGGGCGTTCAAAAGTGCCTCGGGGCTTGGAATAGCCGTTTTAATTAAGATAAACCCAAAAAAACACCTGGAAAGCTTTTTATCTTTAGAGCGCTATTACTTAGAAAAATTTCAAATAATACTCGATAAAAGTTGTAAGGACGTAACACGGCCCCGCTTTGTTTCTTACGATCCAAACGCCTACATTAACCCCAAGGCCGCCACCTATTCAAATTTTCTGAAGAAAACCGAGATAATAAAAAAACTACCAAACATAATAACAGGGCAAAAAGATATTGAATACATAATTGAGCAAATAAACGAGCGTAAAATTGATATTACGCGCTCATCATATCATATATGGTTAGAAATTGGCTTTGCCATAGCCGCCGAGTACGGGGCGGGGGGGCGCCAATACTACCACGCGATAAGCTATTACAGTGAAAAATATAAACACGACGTTTGCGAAAAACAATACGACCATTGTATTAAGTCAAAAGGTAACGGCGTACAAATAGCGACTTTATTTTATTACGCCAAAGAGGCAAATTTGGATCTAGTCAGCAAGGAAACTAAACACGTTGTCGCAGTTTCTAAAATGGGTAAAAGAGGGGCACGAAAGCGCGAGGACGTAATAAAATTACTTAATGAAGTCGATAAAATAGAACCTAAATTTTCCACGGAAATAGTTAATAAAATTTACGATTCAAAAACGGACTTACGATTAACCGAGGAACTCAGCCAACTTGAGCAAGTAGAATTATTTTTAAAAAATAATTACAACCTAAAAAGAAACGACGTAACGCGATACATCGAGAACAACGGCCAGGAAGTGGACACGGTTTTTATAAATTCCGTTTGGTTACAAGCTCGGCGAATAGTAAGCGAAAAAACAAGCTTTGAAGTGGTTGAAAAATTAATTGGCTCGGACTTTGTGGAATCTTACAACCCTATACAAGACTTTTTTAATATCAACGCCCATTTAAAGCCTGAGGGCTTAATAACAAAGCTTTGCGATTGTGTCGAAACAGACACAGGAATAAATGACCTTAACCCCTCTTACAAATATATATTTATTACAAAGTGGCTAATTGGAATAGTTAGCGCAGCCCATTGGGAACATAGTCCCCTATTTTTGGCCCTTTGTGGAGGACAAGGGACAGGAAAAACGGAATTTTTTAGGCGGTTACTTCCCAAGGAGCTGGGGAAATATTACGCCGAGAGCAAACTAGACGCGGGGAAAGACGATGAAATACTCATGTGTCAAAAATTATTAATAATAGACGACGAACTCGGGGGCAAGTCTAAGCAAGAAGCCAAGCGATTAAAAGAGTTAACAAGTAAGGCCGATTTTACACTAAGGGAGCCCTACGGGCGTAAAAATGTTACTTTAAAAAGGCTTGCAGTCCTGGGGGGAACAACAAACGACGACGCCGTATTAAACGATCCAACAGGAAACCGCCGTATAATACCCATAAATGTAAAAAGCATAAATCACGGCATTTACAATTCTATAAATAAAAAAGAACTGTTTTTGGAAGTTTACCAGCTTTACGCCTCAGGGTTTACCCACCATTTAACACGCGAGGAAATAGACCTTTTAAACCGCAATACTTTGAGTTTTGAAACCATAAACAGGGAAAGGGAATTGATAAACCAATTCTTTAAAACACCCGAATTTAAGGAAAGCGAGGACAAAGAAGAATTCATGACGGCAACCGAAATACAAAATTATATTGAAGAACAGTTAACAGGAAATGCAAAAATAAACCAGTGGAAAATGAGCCAAGAGCTTAAGAACCTGGGGTTTACGCAAAAACAAAAAAAGGTATTCGGTAAAAACGGGAGATTTTACACAATTGTAAAAACGGACAAAGTCCAACGCTGCAAGGCTCTATACCCCGAAAACGTAAAAAAAACGGACTTTACAAAAACGGGCGATTTTCCATTTTAAAAATTTTATAAAAGTGTGTTACCAACTTAGGCTGATTATCAGGGAGTTACGACAAAAAAGGTAACAGACCCTAAAAAGGGGGTCTGTAAACCCGCCATGCTTGATAATCAGACAGTTAACCCCATTTGGTCCAAAAAGGTAACAGACCTATTTTTAAAGTGTTACCGCCTTGGAGTCAATGGCTATAGGGGTTTTAAACTAAAGGTATACAGACTTTAAAAAAAGTATGGTTAGGGAGCCACAGGTTTTGAAAAAAAAACACCCTTTGTTTTTACTGTTATAGTGTGGCACCCTATATGCGCAAGCCGTAAGACCTGTTACCTTTTCGGCTAGAGCCCCGCCCCCACTAGCTCCAAGGCGGTAACAGACCCTTTTTAAAGTGTTACCCTTTAAAAAGTGTGTTACCTTTACAAAATTTTAGGTAATTTAAGGCCATGTTTGAAGCCCTAAACAATGAAAAATATAAAACCGAAAGCCAACACCAAGCGGCCTTAATAAAATGGTTTTGGAATACTTATAAAGAGTATAGGGGGCTTTTGTATCACAATTTTAATAACCCAAGAAACCAAATACAAGGCGCGCAGCTCGTGGCCCTTGGATTAATGAAAGGAAACCCCGACTTGACACTGGCAGTAAGTAAAAAAGGCTTTGGGGCTCTTTATTTGGAATTAAAGAAACCAGGGGAAAAGCCGAGGCCTGAGCAAATTAAACAAATGGAGCGTTTAAAAAATGCGGGTAACTTTGTACAATGGGCCGACAATGCGGAGGACGCGGCGAGAATAATTATTGAATATTTGGGTTAACAAAAAGCTAAAAACTGGGCGAAAGCCTTGTTTTTTAGGTTTCGTTAATTTAATTTAATTATATATGACTGATAAACTAACAGGAAAGCAAAAAACTTTTTGCCTTGAGTACATTAAAACAAATTGTTCAAATGGCACGGCGGCAGCAATAAAAGCGGGTTATAGTAAAAAAACGGCCGCAGTGATTGCAAACGAAAACTTAAAAAAACCTAACATAAAAAAATTCATTGATTCATACCGAGTTAAAACACTTGAGAAATTTGAAGTAAATCAAAAAAATTGGCTTGAGGCAGTGGCAGCCCTAAGCTTTGACGACACGAACAAAGTAAGTATAAAAGACAAATTAAAGGCTTTAGATATGCTCGGCAAGTTTTTGGGCGCTTATAATAACGACGAAAGCGGAAAGGCTTTAATTAATGTAATAATGGGCGTAAAAAATAAATAAATGTCGATCACTGTAAACTTTCCCCCCTGGGACGAAATGGTAAACGCCCCCTTTGTGGATCTCTTAGACAACAAAGACCGCTATATACTACTTTGGGGCGGGCGAGGCTCAGGAAAAACGGACAGCACAATAAAAAAAATAATTGTTCGAATGTTAACGGCGCCATATTTCAAGGGCGTTTTAGTCCGCAAGGTTTACGACACTATTAAGGAAAGCCAATTTGAGGGAATAAAAACCGAGGTTTACAATATGGGCCTCGAAAGCCTGTTTACTTTTAGAACGTCGCCCCTTTCAATTACTTGCGTAAATAAAAACCGTATTATAGCCAGGGGCTTGGACAAGGCCGACAAAATTAAGGGAGTTGATAACCCGACTTTTATATGGTATGAAGAGGGCAACGACATGACCGAGGAGGATTTTAATACAGTCACAACCACGGTACGAAGTAATAAGGCCGATTATTTACAGGAAATATTTTCTTTTAACCCTGAGGCCGACACGTCCAACTATTCAGATTTTTGGATATATAAAAAGTTTTTTGCGGGCCAAAGTAAAAAAACCTTTCGAAGCACTACAGCCGTGGAGGTTGAAATTGACGGCAAAAAACAAAATGTAAATTATTCTTATAGCTCCATTCACAGCACGTTTAAAGATAATCCACACTTGCCCGCCATTACTAAGGCAACTTACGAGGACTTAAAGAGAACAAACCCCTATTATTTTACAGTTTACACGCTTGGCGAGTGGGGAAATAAGGAAGTAGGCAGCCGCTTTTATAAAACTTTTACACATGAGCAAGTGAGGCCCACGGCTTACGATCCAAGTAAGGCTTTACATATAAGTATGGACGAAAACGTAAACCCCTATTTAACATTAACAGTTCACCAAGTAAGTAACGAGGGGGACGCCGTAGTAATTGAGCAAATAGATGAAATTTGCCTTTTAAGCCCCTTTAACACGTTAAAAGACACTTGTAAAAAGTTTATAAGCCAATACGAAAAACACACCGAGGGCCTTTTTATTTACGGGGACAGGACAAGCAAGAAACAGGATAGCAAGCTCGAAAAGGGCGAAAACTTTTTTACTTTGGCCGCCAATTACTTAAAACAATTTCGGCCGTCCACACGTTTACCAAGTCAGAACCCAGGGGTTAAGAGTCGGGGCGAGTTTATAAGCCAGGTATTCGCGGGCAACGTAAAGGGAGTTAAAATAGTGATTGGCGAAAATTGCGGGAATACTATAAGCGACTATTTCAACTTACAGGAGGACAGCGACGGAACAAAATTCAAGAAAAAAGAGAGGGACAAAAGAAGCGGCGTAAGCTTTGAAAAGTACGGCCACACCTCAGACGCAAACGATTATTTGTTTATAGAAATACTAAAAAGCCAATATTTGGACTTTATAGGCGGCGGAATGGTAAAAAAGCCTATATTTGGGA